GTGAAATTGCTCCACCAGCATTCTGTGGGTTAGCTGCAATGTAAATTGGGCGACCACCATCATTGTAAGACATAATCTTTGCCCATTGTTCTGGAGATACGACAAGATTACGTGCAAAGCCTAGTGTTCCCTTATAGATTGCTGCTGCTGCTGTTGAGATGAAGGTAAGCAATCCGTCTTTGTCTTCAGTTGTTGCAGTTGCGTTTAGAACGCCACCTGATGCAAGACCCTGTTGGACAAAGCCATCAGTTTCTTTTGCATAAGCAAACTCCATTTGACGTACAAGCTCATCAAAGAAAACAGGGCTTGAGCGATCAATAAGCTCAACAGTAGTAATTGCGCGACCTTTAAAAGGCTTCACAGATACGCTGAGATATGAGGCGGTTAATTGTGAATCTGCAATTGGCTGATTCTCATCAATTTGATCAACAATTGGTACTGCTGTAATTTTTGGAATCTCAAATGTCATACCTGCATCAGGTAGTGTGCCTCTTGAAATTGCATCAACGTAAGGGCGGTCTGCATTTGATAGTGGGTTGATAACCTCTGTTAGCTGACGTGTTGGAACCATGCCAGGCGCAGTAGTTGTTTCGTTATCGGCAGCGCGAACATACATCGCTGCATCTTCATCGCCAAGGAACTTTGCACGTAGAGTGTTTTCAAGGTACTTAGCCTTGGTAAACTCTAAACGTGGCTTGGCATAAATTGGTGCTGTAACTGTTGGGCGCGAAGCTTCCACCGCAGGGGCTTCAACCTCAGGCGCAACGGCTACGGCGTTTGTTGTGTCTTCCACAACGGCCTCGCTTTCGTTTTGGGTTGTTATTTCTTTTGCAGCATCATCTTCAGATGCAGCAACGCTCAAAACTTCCGCGCTTTTAAACGCAGCAGCTTGAACAAGACTTGTTTCTTCCATCTTGCTTTTTAGTACACGATATACGCCATTTTCGCGCTTGCCATCAATGACTTCAACGCCAACTGATAGGCCGCTACGTAATTGCTCAGATGCTTCAATTAGTGCATCTGTTCCGCGTGTCGTGTTGCTAATTTTAAATGTGGCATACATGCCATCTTCATCTTCTCTGTAAGACACCATGCGGCCAATTGGCTTCTTTGCATCATGCTCAAGCAAAAGTTTTGGCTTAGGGCTATCTGGAATCTCAATAGATCCTTTTTCAAATACAACCTTGCCAGCAGATGTCTGCCCAATCTCACCATCAAACGGCACAATTTTGCCAGAGATGGTGCGCTCACTTATTGAGCATTCTAAATCGCTAGTAAATGTTAGGTGCATTTTCGTTTCCATTCGGTGATAGGTTTTCCATTTCCATGGCTTGTTCTACTGTAATTAAACCAAGTGATAACAGTTTCTCAATTACAGTTAATCTTTCTATTGCATTTACTGCTAAGAAAGCATCCTCTACATCAAACTTAACAATGTTAGTTGATGCTGTAATGTCATTCATACTTAGTCGGCCTTCAATGGCATGCAAGTAAGGCGCTAGAGATAGAGAAACAAACTGCCTACGCTCATCTTGAACGTTAGAATACGTAAGGCTGTTATTCATATCTGCGCTTATGTAATATGCAGGTACGTTCATCAATCGTGCTACCTGTGTTGACATATTCTGTATTAGGTCTACATAACCCATGTCCTTAGGACTAAAACTAGTCGGCACGTAATCTAAAGTGCTAGTCAGATAGGCTGTTGCGCGCTGTGATCGTGCCGACTTCCATGCGGCTAATATGCCGTCTACTTCTTCTTTGCTTAAATCTGCACCGGTGTTCTTTATAACACCTGAAGGCATTGGGGTTGCAGTTGCAACGCTTGTTGATTTATCTAAATCAATTGCAGCACGTAGAGTTCTTGCGCCACGCGCTAATACGCCTTCATCTAATCCTTGGAATGTAATTAATGAGCCAAGGCCAGACATAGGCACTTCTTTGCCATCAATGTAATAGCGTGTTATGTATTGGCTTACAGGATCGCTATCAAATGAAACGCGACCTGGTGCAATCCATTCAAATCTTGCTGGCCTGCCATCATCAAAGTAAGTTTCCGTGCAACGCCAATAAGCGACCCCAAAGAATAGTAATGAGTCAACTGTCCAAGCTAATGTTACAGATATTGGTTGCGCTGTAGCTGGTTGCTCTAGCCATAATGGCTTGCCTAGTTTTTCTCCTGTGCTTTTTTTGTATAAGCAAAGTGGAAATGTAGCAATAGTGCCAGCAATAAGGTTACGGCATCTAGCTACGCTTGGTACGCTGATAGCTTCTTCTCTACCTACTGCATTAAATGCTAATGGCAGAAAATAATTAAAAGAATCCGTCATTAACGGCGGTGCAAGTTGCGCCTCTATTTTTGCAGGGCGAAAACGATCTAATAGACCCATCGTTTAATGATAGCACACAAAACGGACAAATCTAGCATTTTAGACATAGATTTGTGGCTTGCTTTGTGGCTTTAGCAATTGATGCACCACCATGGCTAATGAGATGGCAGCAGACACATCCCCAGCCGATTTACGGCGCACAATACGCCAACCTGCATCCGATTCTTTAGCAGCGCAGTTATTCATGCTGTCAACTAGGGTTTGCTGGCCTGCGTGAACTAATCTGCCATTGACTATGGCATCATAGAGATCAGAGCAAGCCTGATAAAACACAGTTCCCGACATATCCTGAATCTTGTGGCCTGATTGGCTCAATCGCTCAGCTACGCTCATGGTCGCATACTTATCAAAACAAATCATTCTTGGTTTGTATTGTTTAGCCCATTCATTGACTTCAACAGCCATTTTAAGCTCATCTATGGCTACTTGGCTTTCAAATTGTGCTATAACGCCTACGCCAACCTTGCCATCATCCATAATCTGCCCAGCCACTAGGCTTGCCATCTTTTTGTTTACCGATATGTCCATGCCAAATATAGTCAGCCTGCCTGGTTCTAGTTTTAGCTCAGCAAAGCCCAAATCCTCAAATGCGCGATAAGGCCAAGGGGATTTCAGGGCGCTGACCCATTGACAAAGCGTTTCGGTTCTGCTTGCTTCAACGCTAGATGTAGCTATGGCTTCTTCAATGGTTGCTTCATCAATTAAGTAGCCCAATGCAGGATTCGCCTGATACCAAGCATCTTTATCGGTTATCTTGGCGAAATCATCCGCGCTGTATTCCCAATAACCCATACTAGGCGGTGGATATGACAATGCTCTAGATCGTAAATCATTAAGTACGCTTGAATAGGCATCCCCTGCGTTACTAGTCATAAATATTTGACTATCTGGCCTTGCTCTGGTAATTGGCTTAGCAGCTGTCCACGATTCTTCATCAATCTCACGCAACTCATCAATGTAGAGCAGATCCGCCGTCTTACCACGGCTGCCATCTCTTGTTGCCGCGACTATCTCATATCGAGCCCCACTAAGAAGCTCTACTGATTCCTGGCCATTGGCCACGCGGATCTGCTTTACCTGAGCCATCAACATTGGGTTATCCTCAATGACTTCAACTACCTTGCGAAATGTATCTAAAGCCATACCCCTGTTAGATGACATAGCCACTATATTCTTTTCGCCAAAAACAAACAAACCGGCAAGGATGCGAATACGTGCTAGGTGCGTTTTTCCCGATTGTCTTGCTACTAACAATAATGATGTCTTTTTTTGAAACTTTCCTTTTTTATCCACGGCAAGAAGCTGAGTAAGAACATATTCCTGCCAAGGCAGCAAGGTTTGATTAATCCCATCAAGAAATTTCTTGACTTCAGGCATCCTAGTCTTGCCTTTATGTGGTGGGGTTTCCAACCGCGGTTTGGTTGATCCCTTGCGAACCTTCTTCAATTAGCCCCCGGCTGACCTGGATTAATAAAGGGAGAATCTGCATCAACGTGGATTGAAGTATGTCCGTTTTGTACTGATTTGGATTGATTTAGACCGATTGGAGAGATTTTGAAGCGAAAGGCAGGGGGGGTAGAAGCTAAGCCTAAAAAAACGGCATCCTTTTTTTTGATGTTACACCTTCTACACGCAGCCACCAGATTATCCAACGTATCTTCACCGCCCTTGGACTTGGGATATACGTGATCAACTTCATTAGCAGATTCCCCACAATAGTTACAAGTCCATGCATCACGATTAAGCACCTTTAACCTTATCTTCTTCCAATGGGAAGTAGCTCTATATGGCTTCAATGCCATCCTTTATCCTTCCAATGATTGTATGCATTACACGCACATCCATCATATCTATGTTGAATATACTTTATATGTGCATCTATCTGCTTATATGGATCTAATGTGCCATACCACTTAGAGCGCATCTGTCCTAATCCATAATGGCTACCATTCTTAGCCTTATAGTTCCATCTACTCTCATGATGTATAAGCCAGTTATAGCATTCAAACTGTTCCCATTCCATTTGATTATAGGCATATAACTTAACATTCATAATATGATAGCTGCGCTTATCAGCAGCGTTTGTTTGTATTGTTTGCAGCGGCAGTAGTGCAATTGCTAATCCAGCAATAAACATAGCTCTGGCGATTGCTGGCTTGCCGTGCAAGCTGCCTTTCAGGCTTGCTGGCATGCCTAGCATACTCGGCCTGTCAAATCTATTTGTTATTTGCGCTTGTTCTTGAGCGTGTCGCATTCTTCGCAGTAATCTCTTTTTCCATATATCCATAGTCCACATCCTTTGCAACGATGTATTAGATTAGGTTCAGTAGC